GTACGCCAGCCTGTTCATGTCCACTGGCGCGGCTCGTGACGGCGCAAAGCCCGAAGGCTTCAAGGCCCGTATGGAGCGTATGTCTGCACCGGAGCGCCGCAAGACCGCTTACGGTATGTTCGGTCGCGCTGTGAAGTGTATCAACGCCGCTGGCGGCGACGTGGAGAAGGCCGCTTATACCGCTGAGCACAAGTTCAACGATACTGAGATGGCGCATGAGTTCAAGGCTCTGTCCGCAACCTCCCCCAGCGATGGTGGCTACCTCGTGCCGGAAGTCTACGCCAACGAAATCATTGAGCTGCTGTACCCCGCCACGGTCATCTATGCGCTGGGTGCGCGTCGGCTCGGTATGGCGAACGGCAACCTGAACATCCCCAAAATCAAGACCGGCTCCCGCGCCATGTTCACCGGCGAGAACCGCGCAATTCCCAAGACCGCTCCCAAGTTCGGCAATTTGAAGCTGTCTGCTAAGAAGCTGACCGCACTCATCCCCATGAGCAACGACCTTCTGCGTTCTACCAACTTTGACAATGATGTCATCGTGGGGCAGGACATCACAAAGCAGATGGCTCTTGGCGTGGACTACGGTGCGCTGCTCGGCACCGGCGGCGAGTTCCAGCCCCTCGGTATCATCCGCAACAAGGCGGTCCAGAGCATCGACGTGACGAGCCTTGACGCCGCCTATGCAGATTCCACCGGCGTTTTGACCGCTGGGTTCCCCAATTTCATGGTGGCCTCTGTCTTGAAGAACAACGTGTATGCGGATGGTTTGGGCTTTGTGTTCAACACCAGCGTGGAGCAGTTCTTCAAGAACCTGCGCGACAATGTAGGCGGCTTCATCTTCGCCAAGGAGATGAACGAGAACGGTACACTGGTTGGCTACCCCTACAAGACCACCAACCTGCTGGAAACCACCGGCGGCAAGACCAGCATTATCTTCGGCAACTGGAACGACCTCATCATTGGTGAGCAGGGTGCGTTGGAAATCGACACCAGCCGCGAGGGTTCGTGGACTGACGAGGCGGGCAATCTCGTGTCTGCCTTTGAGAACGACCAGACCCTCATTCGCGCTATCGACAACGTAGACATCGGGCTGCGTCATGACGAGAGCTTTGCCGTGGCAACCAAGGTTGCTGTTCCCGTCTAATCCAAACAGGAGGTAACTGAATATGAAACGTGAGCTGATTCAGAACGTAAAGGCAATCCCCTACACCAGCGGGGATGTCATTGACCGTGAGGGCTTTCTGTCCGGTGTGGTTGCCGTGGCTGCAAAGGCCGCAGGTGACGTGAAAGTGGAAGTGACCCACGCTGATACTGCGGACGGCACCTTCGAGGCTGTTCCCGACACCCGACTGGTGGTCGGCGGCACTGCCGAGGCCAAAGAGCTGGCAGAGAGCGATGTCGCCAACTTCGATTTGGACCTCATTGGCTGCAAGAATTACATTAAGATTACTGTCAGCGGCACTGCTGCTGGCGGCGGTATCGCTGTCGTGCTGGGGGATAAGAGCGCCCAGCCGGTGTAAAGGAGGGCCGAATATGCCGAGAGTGTATAAACCCGTGGGGCCTGATATCAACAAAGCGATGGCCCCTGTAACCGAAACCAAAGCTCCTGCGCCCCCGGTCAAGGAGCCCAAGAGAAACAGCGAGAAAAAGGAGAGCGGCGACAGCTAAGTCGCCGCCACCTTTTTAGTAGGAGGTGCCTATATGCTTGCTGAAAACGCATTAACAACTCTGGAACGGATGAAGCTGATGCTGGGGCTTTCTGACATTGAGGACGAGAAAACCGACATGATTGTTGAGATGCTTGTAAATCGTGCTTCTTCGTGGATTGAGCGGCAAATCGGCAGGCATTTAGGCAAGAAAACGTACCTGCAATGGTACGACGCTGACGGCCAGCAAGAACTCGTCACGGAAGAATACCCCATAATTTCAGTTGATTATGTAAAGCAGCAAGGGGAACTCGTAGACCCACACAGCTATGACTACTCACAGACCGGCGACATCGGGGTGATTTACCGTGACGAGGGCTGGCTTAAAGCGGGATGGCGCAGAGGACTGGCAAATGACATTGTAGCATCTAAGCGCATTATCGAGGTCAAGTATACTGCTGGGTATGTTCTCCCCAAAGATGCCACCGAGGATGAGCCTCAGACACTCCCTGCTGACCTTGAAGGACTTCTGTGGGATATTGTATCACAGACCTATACTGGGCTGCAAAACGGCTCCCAGGGCCTGTCTGCGTTCTCTATTTCTGATGTGCGCTGGGATTTTGATAAGTCCACCAACGAAGCATGGACACAACTTCTCAATCTGTATCGGAGGTACTGATATGGCTGATGATGTTAATGCAATTCTCACAGAGTTTGAACGGTTAAAGCAAGCCTGTCAGGAGATGGCGGGGAAGAAAATTACGGTGGGTATCATTGGCGGCGGTGAAACCGCCAAGATTGCCCATATTCATGAATACGGTGACGGGAAAATGCCAGAACGGTCATTCCTACGGGCGAGTTTTGATGCAGACCAAGCCGAGCTGAGCAATATCGTGACCGGGCAGGTCACGAAAGTCCTATCCGGGCAAACATCGGCTGGTGCAGCGGCAAACGCCATTGGAGCGCAAGCCGCCCAACTGGTGCAAAACTACATCGACAGCAACCGCGTAACCCCGTCATCAGACTTTTCCAAGAAAACGCAGCATACAACGCTATACGAAACGGGCACACATATCCGAGACCGTATCGCATTCAAAGTGGAGGGATAGCTTATGCTCTATGCAACACCAAAGCTGCCCCGTGCGCTGCTGCATATACTCACGGTCTCTGACCGGAAGTTCGTGCGGGATTCTGCTCACGGAGGGCAGAGCAAACCGGTCTATGAGGTCGCTGCGACTTTTTGGGGCATTGTCCTTCCGCTATCCAACAAAGATTGGAAACAACTGCCGGAGGGCTCGTTTACCTCAAACACGCAAAAATTGTACACGGATGACCCGGTTAAAATCAAGCCCGGACAAATCATTCGCGATACCTTTGACGGGCAAGTTTACACCGTCACAACAGAGCTGAACCACAACTCTATTCATCCGATGCTTCGCTTTCTTGTGGAGGGGGTGGCAAAGTGACCTTTGAGCAAGCCCGTAACGCAATTATCGCTGGGTTGGAGGCGCACATCGGCTATCCGGTTACACTTTCAGACCAAATAGCGGATATGCCGGAGTTTCCGTATGGCTATTACAGCGTCTTAGCTCCGCGCATTCAGACCTACACCTTCGGGCTGCGGGAAGTGGTTGAACGGGAAGATGGGTTTGCGCTCGTCCGCTCCGAGCCGGTAGCTGCTACCATATCATTCACGTTTTGCAGTATGAACCGCGAATCCGAGGACGGCGGCTATATCTACGGTGAGGACGAAGCTCTGGCGCTCGCGGAAAAAGCCAACGGCTTTTTCTTGCTGAACGGTCACAACATTGCCACGGAATACGGGGAGATAGTTGTGAATAACGTCGGGAACGTGTCAAGCCGCACCAGCTTTTGGGTTGAAGATACCATTCGCCGATACGGTTTTGATGTTCGGTTTTCCTATATACGGACCGACGAAATGCCGACAGGCCCGGTATCGAAGCCACCCAACGCCGCAGGAGGCGTTAAACAATAATTAAGGAGGAATTGCCCTATGGCAAAAGATGTAATTGTCGTTGTGCAGCGGGACGCGCTGCCCAGCACAAAAGAAAGCCTCGACATTCTTCTCGTGTCCACTACCGGGGCATATCCGGTAAAGACATACAGAGACGTTGCGAGCGTTGAGGCGGTGTTCGGCCCTGCTGGGGAATCTCCGAACTCCAAGGTCGTGCGCAAGGCGACCACCCTGCTCAATCAGGGAAAAACAACTCTTGCGGACACACTGGTAAACAAATTCAAAATCGTGGGCTTTGAGCCAACCAGCGCAACACCCGCTACGGCTGCGGAGCTGACTGTTTCGTTCGTGAGTGGGAATTTGCCTGAGCATATTGAGGGCAACAGCACAGTCTGCCTTAGAATCGGCGGCGATGACAAAGCAGTGGTCTCTGTGACAGCCGCAGAGGAAATTAGCACCGGCGCCGCTCTTGCTGCTCTGTTCAGAGGGTCTGAATTCACGAAGGGCGGAAAGACCTATGCGGCCACAGTTAAGGGCTCTGTTGTAACGTACACAGCTTCTGAAAAGGGCGAGGCTGACACCATTCCGCGAAAGGCAGACATCTTCTTGGATGCCGAGCTGACGAACCCCCTCTTTGCGGATAACCCTGCTGTGGAATTTACAAATGGCTCGGATGAGACCAGTGCCGCTGGGAACCTCATCAAAGCCATCAAGCAATTTCAGACCGATGTTGACAACGACTGGTACTACCTGATGGTTGATAAAGATGAGGACGAGTATATTCAGGCGCTCGCCAAGTTTGCAGAGGCCAGCGAGCCTACCGAGGCTGAGCTGGGAGCCGGTGTGGAGGACCACCGCAAATTCTATATGGGCCAGACCAGCAACAAGGACTTCGCCTGTGACGCCGCCAGAGCTGCGGTCATTTACACGGATGAGGAATTTCTAAGGGAGGAACCGGATGCCTCGTATACCGGC